GGTGAATGGCTTGCAAAGATCACCAAGGAAGCAATGGCAGCCGGGAAGGAACCTGCGCTTGCGATAGAGATCAAAGGCCACGAGGATCCTGTTTTGGAGGCTCATTGGGTGGCTATTCCTATGAGCGTGTTCAAGCGTTTGTTTGACAAAGACGATGAATAGGTTACTGTATGGTGCATACAGATTGATGTGGCAGTTGTTTCTGCGCCGTTTGACGGTGTGGCTTTTAGGAGGAGAGGTTCCGATGTTGGCGATTACATTGACAGATACAGAAGCGTATGGGTTGTTGCGGAAGCGTTGCAAGGCATTGTCCCGGCGCATGGCGAACTGCCCGTATGAGATTGGCAGCACCATTGTTGCTCGCGTGCGGGAGGGCGAGAACACGCGCCCGTATGCCTTGTTGACAGTCAAGACTATCAGGGCTATGACTGCGGGTGAGGTCACGGAGGACTTGGCCAAGGGCGAAGGGTTTAGCGGCCTGCCCGCTTGGACGATCAACCAAACGAGCCTTTACGGTGCGGGTTCGGCTGATGCGTCTATTGTTCGTATCGGGTTCGATGTTGAACGGATGTTGACGGAACAGCCAAAAGTGGAGGTTGATAATGTTGGGTCGGATAATCGCTGAACAGAATAAACCGCGTGTCGTTCATGCGGGGTCGAAGAAGTTACGGGATGCGTTGCGGGTTGGCCTAGAACGGGCTGCGAATCCTGCCCCTCCGAAGCCGGGCGATTGGATGCGTGCATCGGGCTTGCCGAGGCTTTGCCCCCGTATGTACGCGCTCGCAATGCAGAATGCGTTTAGCCTAGACCTTGAAGTTGACGCAGACTTGGGTTGGACTTTCGGCATTGGCACGGCCATGCACAGGCAGTTTCAAGAAGAGTTCCTGCGAAGCCTTCCTGCGGGCGTGTTCCAAGGGTGGTGGCGCAATCGTGCAACGGGCTATGTGTCGAAGGGCGATAGCCTACCGTTCGGTCACAACGGCGAATGCTTGGCGCACAGTTGGGCTCCTATGCCTAGCGGTGACAGCGACGACTACGAGTATGTGGAGTTGTCGTTCCGCAACGAAGCGTTCCGTATCACGGGCCACTGTGACGGTGTGCTAGTGTGGCCGGGCGAGGACCCCGAAATCTTTGAGTTGAAGACTATCAACGAAACGGGCTTTGCGCGTGTAGACCCCGACAATGGCGGCTCGCCAAAGGCAGAACACGTGCTGCAAGCGCAGGCGTATCTGTGGTTTAGCGGGCTGAAGCGGGCGCGGATCGTCTACTTTTGCAAGCGTTTCGGGCGGTTTGACGAGATGCTTTGCGAGCATGAGATCTTGCGCGACGAGGCTATTATCGAGAGCATCAAAGCAACCTTGCTTGAGACGGTGAAGGCGTTGGACGAAGGCCACAAGCCTGCCCGACTGACCGAGTGCCGTGGCAAGGGCAGCGAACGGGCCAAGTATTGCCCCGCGAAGGTCGCGTGCTTTACGCCATCGGCCTAGACCTATCGCTCCGCAACACCGGGTTGGCGGTAGTCCGTGGAGACGGCACTATCGTCAAGGTCTGCTCGTTCGGCGCATCACTTGAGCGTGGTGCAACGATGAAGCAGAAGGTGGAGCGGTTGGTGGGCCTGACGCAGCGGATTGTTCAGGAGGTCCGGGTCTACCATGCCGAGGCGTTCGACAAGGGTGGCGAAGCGAAGGTAGCGATTGAGAACTACGCCTTTGGTGCAAAGGGAGCGCAGAACGACTTAGGGGAGTTGCATGGCTGCGTGAAGATGCAGTTGCACTTGTCTTTGCACCTGTACCCAAAGGTGGTTTCGCCTTCGTCCTACCGGAAGATGCTGCTCGGCAAGGGCAACGCGACAAAGCAACAGTCCTACGAACACGCTCAACGGGTCTTGACAGATGCGGGTTTGACGGTTAGAAACAACGACGAAGCAGACGCTTATCTCGTCGCAGAATGGTTGCGGCGGGCAACATTGGAGGAAGTGGAATGAGTGATAGTTTGGTAGTGATGCAGGGCGGCAAGGAGCATTCCGAAGCCCGGCAGAAGGTCCTCGACCTTCGCAACAAGGTTGAAGAATCCTATTGGGAACTTTCCAAGACCTTGAACGAGGTCTATCAGGGTTCTTACTACATTCCGTGGGGCTATTCCTCTTGGAAGGAGTATGTCGAATCGGAGTTGCAGTTTGCGCTGCGGAAGGCGCAATACTTGGTTTCAATCCAAGATTGGTTCGGCAAGATGAAGCCCGAAGTGAAGGCTTGGGTGCAGGGGCTTGGTTGGACGAAGGCCAAGGAGTTGATCGGTATTGTGACCGACGACAACGCTGCCGATTGGAAGGCCCGCCTTGAGGGGCTGACCTACGCCGAGATGGTCGCGGAGTTGAAGGGCGGCAAGGGTGGCGACGAGACACCGATTGACGGGAAGGCCGACCGTCCTACGGCTCCCGAAAAGCCGGGCAAGAAGGCGTTTGCGCTGTTCCCTGAGCAGGCAACGAATGTCGAGGCTGCGCTTGCGAAGGCGAAGTCGCTTGCGAACACGGATAAGGAGGGTCACGCGCTCGACCTTATCTGTTCCGATTTCCTCGCCACGAATGCTGCTGACGACGACCTGTTCGGCGTGCTGCGGCGGCTTGAGAAGTCGTCCGGGCTGCGTCTTGTGGCCTACGACAAAGAGGCAGATGCGGTTGTGTTCGGTGCCGACCTGCTTGACGAGATTGCGGGAGACGCGGAGTAATCCGTTTCTGCCGCTTGACGCTCCCGCTTGACCTAGCCACAGTCTCGCGGGGGCGTTTCGTTTTTGGAGGCTCGATGCGGCGTTGCGAATGGTGCGGGAATGTTGGCACAGTAGTCTTTGTGCATGGACACACGCAATGCGTTCGCTGTAAGACTAACATAGCACCATGTTGTGGTGGCGAGAGTGCAATCGATTGCGCGGAGGATGAGAATGTCGTCGTTGGCGGGAGACTATGTGGAGTTGGGGATCGACCTGTTGGACGCGGCGGATTGGAACCCGAACAAGATGAAGGACAAGGAGTTCAAGCGGCTTGTTCAGAACATCGAGGAAGGGGGCATGATCGACCCGGTACAGGTGGTTCCGAATGGTGACGGTCGGTATCGGATTATCGGAGGCCACCACCGGCACTTGGCCTGCAAGATGATCGGTTACAGCACCATTCCGTGTGTCGTGTTGACCGACCCGAAGTGGCAGGACGAAGAGCGTCAGAAGTTGGAGACGGTTCGGCTCAACGCGATCAAGGGCAGCATGAACGGCGAGAAGATGCTCGCGCTGTATCAGGAGGTCGCTGCAAAGCACGGGGCGAGCGCAGTTGCCGACCTTATGGGCTTTGCCGACAAGGACGCGCTGCGGAAGATGATTGGCCACGCACGCAAGGCTATCCGAGATGCCGGGCTGCCCCCGGAAGCCGAGGACGAGTTGGAGGCGAAGGCGAAGGATGCCAAGAGCCTCGATAACCTGTCCGAGATAATCTATCAGATACATCAGAAGTATGGTGCAACGCTCAATCAGCACTTCATCTACTTCGATTGGGGCGGGAAGAAGAACTTGTATGTTGAGGTGAACAGCAAGGCTTTCAAGGCTATCGAGAAGATGATGAACGAGGTTCGGAAGCGCGGGCTAGATGCGGGCGACTTCTTTGAGGCGTTGGCGAACAACTACGAAGCGGCTGTGGACTTGAACGGTGACGAAGATGCTGAAGAAGGGTAACGACGACAAGCGTGACTTCCGCCGAGATAGGCCAAAGGTGCAGCAGCGGCACAAGCGGATAATGGACATAGCGGTTCAGACACGGGCCGAGATGGATAGCCGCATGAAGCATGGCTACTCTCTCCCGGACATTGCGAAGTGGTTGCAGGAAGAGCGTAGCGAATGCAACGATCTGACGCACGACAGCCTTGTGACCACGCTGTACCGCTACCGCGAGGACTTGAAGCCTATGGAGGTAGCGGAACGGCTGCTCCCTTCGGTGGTCCGGGACGCGAAGGTGGTGATCGACAAGCAGGTGGACGAGTTGGAGGAGTTGCAGAAACTTTACCACTTGCAGCGGGAGCGCATCGAGATCGGCGTTCAGTTTGAGAAGGCGAGCCGAGTGTTGAACAAGAACATGACGCAGGAAATTGCGCAGGCATCTAGCCTGTTGATGCGGCGGCATGAGATCAAGATGGACTTGGGCATGGATGGCGGGCGCAATCTTGGCACCATGATGCTACGTCCGGAGTTGGGTGCTACGGTGAGTGGGAAGTATGATGTGGACATTGTTCAGGCAGCGAATGACCCCGTGAGCCGTGGCAAGGCATTGGCGGTTGCCCGTGCGCTCGCTGCGTTGGACGGGGATGTGTTTGACATGGACTTTGAGATTGAGCCTAGCGAGAACTCGGAGCAAGAATGATTTTCAGCACAGATGGTCGTCACAGATCGGAGCGCACCAAAGGCGAGGACCGGGCGCTGCTTATGCAGCAGTTGTCCGAGTTGACCCCTGCCCAACGCAAGTTGGTGAAGGCAATGCTCGTCAGTGCAACGCAGGGTGATGGTGATCTGTTTGACTACATGAACGACAATCGTTGGCTGCGGAAGCCTGTTTCGGTGCGTCAGTTTTTGGAGGACCCCTACTACATGGGTGCGTCTAGCCAAACGCTGTATCCTCGCATCAAAGAGGACTTGATCGAAATGTTTGAGACCCCTTCAATCCGGGAAGTGGTAATGACGGGCAGCATTGGTTACGGCAAGACGACCTTTATCTCGTTCGCTGTCTGCCGATTGCTCTACGAGTTGTCCTGTCTCCGCGCTCCGCAGTCTGCCTATGGGTTGTCGCTCGGTTCGGAGATCGTGATTGCGCTTATGAGCAAGTCGCTGCACCTATCACGGCAGGTTATGAAATCGTCGGTGGACGACAAGATCAAGTTGTCTCCCTACTTTATGGAATGCTTCAAGCCGGACTTCCGCTCCGACAACACCTTCTTTCCCAACAACATCAACTTGAGCATCGGTTCGTGCTTCTCCGAGCGTATCTTGGGCATGAATGTCCTTGGCGGGGCGATGGACGAAGCGAACTTCATGGTGTCGAAGGGTCAGGTTATCGGTAAGAACGGGGGCAAGAAGGCAACAGTTGCGCAGTACGACTTGGCCGAGAAGATGTACGCATCTATCGTTCGCCGTATCAAATCCCGTTTCCTAAAGGCACCACAAGACTTGCCGGGGCTGATGATCTTGGCATCGTCGGCTGCAACGATTGACAGTTTCACGAACCGAAAGATTCGTGATTCGGCAAGTGACCCGTCCGTGTTCGTGCGCGACTACGCAGCATGGGACGTGAAGCCGAAGCAGAACTTCAACGGCGCAAAGTTTTGGGTTCTGATTGGGAACAGCGCGGTTCACAGCCGGGTGATCAAGGACAAGGCCGAGGCAGACGGGATTGACCGTGGTTGGTTGGAAGAGCAGGAGTGCCGCATCATCGAGGTGCCTATCGAATACTACGACGACTTTGACCGCGACTTGGAGAACGGCATACGCGACATAGCGGGTATCAGTACGCACGCGATCTCGGCGTTTATCAACCGCATTGGTCGGATTGAAGAATGCGTGAACAATGAAATGCAGCATCCGTTTGAGTCGATGGAATACGACTACGGTAGTGGTGCAGGCTTTGTTTGGCCTGCGCTGTGTAGGAAGGGTGAGCGGAAACTATCGGGGGGCTACAAAGAGGTCTTTTGGCAACCGCTTCGGAATCCCAAGACGGCTCGCCATGTTCACATTGACCCTTCGCTATCGGGAGACAGCACCGGGATTGCTATGGGCCACATTGATCGGTGGGTGGAAGTCGTCCGTCGCGGCCCTGACGGTGAAGAATACACCGATGTTGCACCATACATTGTTATCGACTTGATGCTGCGTGTGAACCCCCCGCAAGGCGAGCAGATCTTCCTGCCCGACATTCGGCGTATGGTCTACGAGTTGATGGAACACGGCTTCCACCTATCCGGGTTCTCCTGTGACAGTTACCAATCTGCGGAGATGATTCAGCAGATGAAGGCGCACGGGGTTCAGTCCGAAGTGGTGTCGGTGGATAGGTCGATGGACGCTTATGATGCGTTGAAGTCGGCGCTGTACGAGCGGCGGATTGAGTTCTACCGCTACGATCCGTTCGTCACAGAGTTGAGGACCTTGGAGTATGACAAGGTTCGCGGCAAGGTAGACCACCCGGTTGCAGGCACCAAGGATGTTGCCGATGCCGTGGCAGGCATGGTCTATGCCCTTGTCAAAGGCGCAAGATTGAGTAATGTTGTGATGCCCGACCTCGACCTCGAAACAAGGGATAGCGACAGTTGGGTGAGCAATAAGATTATGGTGCCGCAAGGCTCGATGCAATCAATTGCGCAGGACTTGTCGGGTATGCCGTTGCCGTTCATTATGGGTTAGTCAATGGGTATTGTATCCAACATTGCAAGCCGAGTCAGCAAGTGGTTCGACGCAGACAAGGAGAATGTCACCATTTCCTTGAAGAAGGGGAATGATGAAAGTCAGTTTGTCGGTGGAGACGGCGGCGGAATGGCCGGGTATACGGGATACGATCAGTTGTCCGATAACCTCCGCTTGGAGGACACGCTTCTGTATCGGTACGCCGACTACGAAGAGATGGACGACTACCCGGAGATCGGCTCGGCCCTAGATGTGTATGCCGACGATGCTACGGTGCAGGACGGACGGCATAATGCGTGTATGTGGCCGACTGCCGAGGACAGCCTTGTTCGTGGCATCCTAGAGGACCTTATCACGCGCCGCTTGCGCGTGGAGGAAGATGTTTACGCGCTCACGCGAGGCTTGGCAAAGTACGGTAATGCCTACGCAGAGATCTTGGCAAACGATACGGGCGTGGTCGGATTGAACTATCTGCCTGCACCTACGATGCGGCGGATTGAAGATGAGAAGGGGAACCTACTCGGATTCATTCAGACGATGGATGGTCGGTTCTTGGCCGAGGGAAGCACGATTGTTTCAGACATAAAGAACAAGAAGTTGCCGCAGGGGGTGACATTCTTTGAGCCTTATGAAGTGGTGCATTGGCGAATGCAGGGCAAGCGCGTTCACACCTCCTATGGGTACAGCGTACTAGACAGTGCGCGGTGGATCTTCCGCCGCCTTGTTATGGCCGAGGACAGCGCACTTATCTACAAGTTGACCCGCGCCCCGGCTAGGTTTGCCTTCTATGTGGACACGGGAAACCTGCCTCCGCAGCAGCGCACGGCCTATGTGAATCAGGTCAAGCAAGGCTACAAGAAGCGGAAGTTCTACAACCCTTCCACGGGAAAGTTGGACTTCCGTATGAACCCACTCGCCGCAGACGAGGACTTTTGGATCCCAACTGCGAACGGGCAGGACAGCACACGAATCGACGTGATCAGCGGCCCCGACTATCAGACGACCGACGACCTAGAATACTTCCGAAGCAAGTTGTTCTCGGCGTTGAAGGTGCCGCGACGGTATCTTGGATTCGATGGTGGAGAGAGCCGGGCTTCGCTATCGCAGGAGGATGTTCGGTTTGCTCGCACCATACAGCGGTTGCAGCGCGAAGTTCGGAACGGCTACAAGAAGGTCTGCCGTATTCACTTGGCGGCGTTGAACATCGACCCGGATCAGATCGCCTACGATCTGAAAATGACAACTTCTTCTACGATCTTTGAGTTGTCGCAGTTGGAGTTAGTGAACGCAAGGGCGGGAGCAGCGCAGGCATTGGTGGAGTATCTTCCAAAGGATTGGATCTTGGAACACATCTTTGATTTCAGCAAGGATGACGCGATCTTTATTCAGAAGGAGAAGCGTAGCGAAGTGCGTGACGATGCTATGTACCAAGCGGATACCGAAGCAAAGGTTATGTCTGCCGCGCAGGATGCTATGGGTGGTGCCGGGGCGATTGAGTTGCAGGGCGAGTTGCCCACGGGCGAGGCCCCTGCTGCCACAGCACCCGCAGAGGACAGTGCAGAAGTTGCGGCAGCGGAATCTTTCGCTAAACTTGACAAGCGTTTGCGGTTGTTACAGGAGCGGTATGATCGATTGCACAAGTCGCAGGAAGCGTCTATCAGATCGATTGACCGTCTTTACGACGACCTTGCACCTACTGTAAAAGAAGTGCATAGGTTGGTGAAACGGAACAGAGGCGTTCTGACAGAGAACCGAAAGAGGAACCGATGAAGCCTTTTGTAGTTGGAGACAAGTTTGCGGAAATGCGTAGTGGCTCGGTCGAAAGCGTGCTTGACGCTGCCGAGGCTCTTGCGGAAGCACACCTTGACAAGAAGGTGGAAGTTCTTGCCACGCACACGGACTGTATCTTTGTGGTTGCAGAAGGCGAGGACTGCGTTCGCAAGTTAGGTGTTCGCATGGATGCTGACGGCCCGAAGGTGATTTCCAACCGGGTCAAAGATGGTCTTGTGACCGAGAACAACCTTGACAGATACATTAGCAGGTCTATATCCGAGGCTGTGGATGCCCTGCTGAACGGGGAGCCGTGCAATCAATTGCACCAAGCCGCGAAGTTGATGCAGAGCGGTGGTCGCTATCTGTTCTCGGAAGAGCGTGACGGTCTGTTGGAGTCGGGCAAGAACCCGCTGCATTGGGAGACGCTTTACGAAGCGAACCGTAAAGACATTCGCCGCATGGCTCATGGAACAATCCGCGATGACGAGAACAGGGTTCCCAAGACCCGTTATGGTGCCTTGCCTCCGAAGAAGGTCGAAGGGTTTGACCAAGAGTTGCGCTCATCCGTGGGTGCCCTGATCGGCCTAGCAGAAGAAATCTTCAACGAGTTGAAAGTTGTTGACCCCAAAAGCGTTGACGCTAGAGGTTGGAACGTGAAAAATGTCTTGGCAAGTATGCAGACAGAATGTAGCGTGATCTTAGATAGGGGGAATAAAGCCCTATCTTTGGCCCGGAAAGAACACCTAGCCGACCTTGCGGAAGTGCATGATCGGCTCGCTGACACAGTAAAGTCGCTACAAGTTATGCGGCGGTTTATTCAAGAAAGCACCATCAAGGGAGATTAGCCATGCAGGATCGTATTGTTCGCAGTTTGAGCGAGGACTTCGCCAAGATTGGGTGGGATAAGGGTGTCAACGAGTTGAACCGCCTGTCTAGCAACCGCCTTGACGAGAGCCTTTACAGCGTCCCGGCTATCACGGCTGACCCCATTGACGGCCCCGTGGTGACGGTGGAGTTGTTGAGCCGCATTGCAGACCTCGACTTCAACGCGCTGTCCGAAAGCGATTTGGACGATCTTCTTGACGGCCTTCGTGAGAAGGAACTCCCGGAAGGTGACGCTGATCTTGCCGAGGCTGCTGAGGCGGTCGTCAAGGCTATCCTTGAGTCGCGCAAGATTATCTATGCCATTGACAAGATGGGCAAGCGCAAGAAGAAGGCTGCTCCGGGCTTCCACATGGTTGACGGTAGGGCTGTAAAGGTCAAGAAGTCCGACGCGCTCCGTTCTGCTCGCAAGAAGATTCGGTACGATAAGCGTACTGCCGGAAAGCGGAACACTTACGAGAAGGGCAAGGGTGCTCGCATTGAGTTGAAGCGCAAGGTGCGTGGATTCGATGCAAAGTCTGCAAGGTTGAACAACCGCCGCCCGCAGAACGCAGACGACATGAGTGACGGGTTGGTGCTTGAACTGAACAGCATTCTTGGCGAGGGCAATCAGTACGGCGACTACGGCGATACCGTGTCGCGTGTTGCTCGCATTATGAGCCTGCTTGAGGCTATCCTCGGTTCTGATGTTGGCAATGTCCTTGAGAGCGCATACGAGACGATGGAGGGTTCGCTTCTCGCAGAGAACAGCGACCCGCAGCGTGCCTTTGGCCCTGCGCTGAAGGTTATTGCGCGTTGCTTGGAACAGATTGACGACTTGGGAAACGGCTAGTAGAGGCCAAGCGGAAGCGTCGAACCGCTTATTCAAGTGGTCGGCGTGAGGTGGCAGGCATGGAAGGCTTTAGGGCTGATGTTAGGTTGAGCGGAAAAAAGACGGATCGGAAGGTAGACCCGAAGTTTCGTCGCAGAGCAGAGTTGGGCATCGGCATTGACCGGACACCGTTCAAGTTCAAGGATTGGAAGATCGCATGAGCAAGCAACTACTTATTGACGCAGCACCAATCAAACTTTCGCTTCAAGAGAGCGAAGGCGGCAAGACGGTTGCGCGTGGCGAGTTTGCGCGTTGTGATGTTCCCACGCAGAACGGGCGCACCTATCCGCGTGGCGTGTACGAGCGGGAGATCAAGAAGTTGCAGGAAAGCGTTGGTTCGCGCCGCGCTTTCGGTGAGTTGGATCACCCGGACGATGGCAAGACGAAGTTGAGCCGAGTCAGTCACTTGATCACAAAGTTGACTGTGGACAAGAACGGCGTTGTCATTGGCGAAGCCGAGATCTTGGATACTCCGAACGGACGCACTCTCAAGGCTATCCTTGATAGTGGTGCAGAGGTTGGCGTATCTAGCCGGGGCTTCGGTTCGACCCGTGCTATGCCTGACGGTTCATCTATGGTTGGCGAGGACTTCGTTCTGCGTTCGTTCGACTTCGTTGCCGACCCTGCCATGAAAACTGCCTACCCGCAGATCTTCGCGGAAGATGTCGAGATTGATGCGGAGCAGGACTTCCTTGCCGAGTTCCCTGAATTGGCAGAGGACCTTCGTTCGCGTGAGCGGGAGGCTGCAAAGCGTGATGCCGAGGCTGCCGTTGGCGCGATGATTTCCGCCAACGAAGAGAAGGTTCGCAGCGAGATGCGCGAAGCCTTTGAGAAGCAGTTGGCCGGGGCTATCGTGAGCGTGCGCGAGAGTGTGACCGAAGGTTTGCGGGAAGAGTTTAGTTCCGACCCGGAGATTGGCGGAGCGCGTGCGGTGCTTGGGAAGATTGCTTCTCTTATTGGCACCTTCAGCGGTTCGGGCAGCGGCGACGAGGTTGCGCTTCGTGATGCTGTGCGCGAGCGCGACTTGCAGATTGCCTCGATGAAAGAGAGTTTGGACAAGGCCACGGACATTGCGCGTCGAGCGTCCTACGCACTTGTGGTCGAGCAGCGGATTGGCGGGCATCCTATGGGTGAGCGTATCCGCAAGGTGCTTGGCGACATTAGCGCGTTTAGCAGTCGGGATGCTTTGCAGGCCCGATTGGAGGACATTGCCGGGGAGTACGACGAGATCGTATCCGAGCGGCAGCAGCGCGTGAACGAGGACCACGCCTCCGAGGTTGAGACGCTGCGCAATCGGATTGCAGAGTTGGAGGCTTCTTTCGAGGAAGCGTCCGAACAGATTGAAGCGTTTGAGACTGCCGACGAAGAGGCGCAGGAACGCTTTGAGAGCAAGATTGATGCTTTGGTGCAGAAGCACAAGTCGGAGTTGGACGAGGCAAAGTCGGCTGTGTCCGAAGCCCTTGAAACTGCCAAGCAGTATCGGTCTTTGGCCGAGAGCAAGGATGCAGAGGCAAAGTCGTCTGACATGACCGCTTACAAGGCTCGCAAGACTTCCGGCATGACGAACGCAAGCCGTTTGATGAAGATGATTGAAAGTATTGACGACAAGGATGCCGTTGATGCTATTATCGACGAAAGCGGAACGAACGACATTAGTGACCGTGACCTTTCGGAAGCGGTTAGGAAGTTGAAGCGTGGCCGAGTAAGCACGGGAGCAATGACGGAAGAAGTTGCACCAAACATCTTGCGTGACCCAATGTTGGGTGGCGTAACAAACGCACAGTTTCTTGAACTTTCAGGCATCAAGCGAGCGAGGTAAATAATGGAAAGTCGTCGGCTATTGGCAGAGCAGAGTGGTGGCACCGCAGCAGATGCGGGTTTCGTTCAGAAGGTTGCGTCCAAGTGGTCGCCGCTCCTTGAGGGAGTAGACGATCCGTGGAACCGTGGCGTTCTTGCGATCCTCCTTGAGAATCAGATGACGCACCTGCGTTCTCTGAACGAGGAGACGCTTTCGACGGGCGTTGGTTCCTTCACGAAATACATCTTCCCCATCCTTCGCCGGGTGTTCCCCAACCTTATCGCCAATCAGATTGTCTCGGTTCAGCCGATGACCTCTGCCGTTGGCGGTATCTTCACCTACGAATACAAGTATGGTGCAACGAAGGGTACGACGACCGGGGGAACCAACCTCATCGAGAACTTTCAGAAGTACTACTCTTCGGAGTTTGTTGACTACGAAGTGAAGGTTCCGACCACGGCCACGGACGGCATCAAGGTTCTTTTCAACGACGCGACCAACGCGACCGACCGTATTCCCTACAAGTGGCTTCCGCTCTCGCCGCTCAACGCGAGCAAGGGCTATGTCCTCACGCTCTATTGGACGAGCGGTGCTGTCCTTCGCAGCCTCACCGACAACGGTAGCGGCGTTCTCGTTCCTGCTGTTTCGGCAGCAGGTTGCAGCGGCACCGTGGACTACACCACGGGCGCATACACGCTCGACCTCACGCCGTTCCCGCCCACGGCTTCGTCGGTTATCTACTCGACCTACTACTACAACTCGGAGTTGGTCAGCGGCACCACGGCCCCTGCGGTCAATGGTTCGCTCTACGCCAACACCGATCAGGTCGCGCAGATCCCGGACATCAACCTCGACATCACGCTCAACACCGTCACGGCGATCACTCGCAAGTTGAAGGCTCGTTGGTCTGCCGAGGCTGTTGACGACCTTCGTGCCTTCCACGGCCTCAACGCCGAGACGGAGTTGGTCGCGGGTATGGCGAACGAAATCTCGCTTGAACTCGACCGTGAGATCATCACCGACCTCATCACGGGCGCAAAGTTTAGCGCGACTTACAACTTTCAGACCGGGCCTACCCGTCCTACTGCGGGCAACGGCGGTCAGTTCTCTGAAATCGACAGCATTCGCGGTCTGCTCACGATCATCGAGTCGGTGTCGGCGCAGATTCACCGCGCTTCGCTTCGCTCCCCGGCCAACTTCATTGTCGTCAGCCCTTCGGTTGGTGCAATGCTCGCGCAGTTGACCACGGCAGGCGAGTTTATGATCGTCAACCGTGCGCTCGACCCGATGGTTGCGCCTTCCTACGGCCCGATGAACTCCAACTTTGGCGTGAGCCGTCTTGGTACGCTCATGAACAAGTTTACGGTCTATCAGGATCCGTTCCTTGACCCCTCTTCGACGGGTTCGGTTCCGAATGTTCTCGTTGGCCTCAAGGGTTCGTCGTTCCTCGACGCGGGTTATGTGTACGCTCCGTACATCCCGCTTCAGGTCACGCCCACCTTCCTTGATCCCGACGACTTCACCTTCCGTAAGGGTCTGCGGACTCGCTACGCGAAGAAGATGCTCCGCCCGGAGTACTATGGTGCCATTACGGTACAGGGTATGCCCACTGTCGGCGGTATCTAGTTGACCGACTAATCCTTCGGGGTTAGAGCAAGGGCCGGACCTCGAAAGGGGTTCGGCCTTTCTGTTTGTGGAGTTGAAGTATGAAGTTCCGTTACATCTCGAATGATCGTAATCCTAAGCGCGTGTGGCCTATTCAGTTGGCAACGGGCGAAATGGTGCTTGTTCCGACTTCTCATTGGATTGAAACCGAGCATGACTTGTCTGCGTGGGTTTCAGGTGGCTTGATCAAGGGTGGCCCGGTTGAGCAAGATTCCGCTCCGCTTGTGCAACCGATTGCACAGAAGGAGGTTGTCGTTGAACCACCAAAGGATCGTATGGCGGCGTTTGCCGAGGCAATGGGCAATGCGTTTGCCAAGTCTGTTCCAAAGACTGTACCCGAACCCACTCCTGCTCCCGCCTCGGCTCCCGCTGCACCTGTGGTTGAGCCTGTATCCGAGCCTGTACCTGAGCCTGTGGCATCGGCGCAGGCTATCGAGGATTTGGTTGAGGAAGCAGCGGAGATTGCAGAAGCAGATGTCACTTCAATGACCCGCAAGCACCTGTGGGCCGAGGTCGTTTCGCGTGGTCTGAATGTTGGTTTGGTCTACAACAACACGACAAAGGCAGAGATGCTCCGGGTTCTTTCGACGGGAGAATAAGATGTTGCACGAAGAAGCCCTTGATGCTGCGATCCCTTATGAGGCTCTAGGTTTGGGTGAGCCTGTTGCCGTTGTCACGCGCATGGGAACGTTCGTCTCCAAAGGAAAGGTGATGAAGGTGTTTCCTTATGGTGCTGTCCAAGTGCGCGAGTACGACTTGGAACACGGGGGTTCGCAGGCTATCTCCGACCGTATCTATGATGCGGATCTGTATCTGTTCTTGCCTACTGATCCGCCCGAGGACAGTGAGATTGGCGACCCCGATGCTGCGGAGGTGCCGGTTCTACTCGACCCTGAAATGGAAGCCCCTCCTGTTTCTGATGCTGTGTCAGAATCCGCGCAATCGAATGCACTTCCCAAGTTGCATCGTGTGGACGGCGATTGGATCGTCTACCCGGACGGCACGCGCTATCACAAGTCCGTGATGAAAGCGGGGATGATGGAACAGGATTGGGAGTGGAAGATTGAAGAGGCAGACGAGAAGCCTGCACCAAAGCAGAAGGAGGTTCGGAAGGATGACCGAACTGCGTCTGCGAAGGTCGATGTGAACTCGCTTCCAAAGGACTTGCAGAAGCGTCTGAAGGGCGTTTCAGAGTTGGACGAGGATGCCCGTGACCGGGTGTTGTCTGCTATCTCCGAGGCTGCTATGCGTGCGTTCAAGGCAGTTGGCGTGAAGGATACCGAAGTGTATGGTCGGATCGTCAAGTTGCAGGAAGCAATCAAGCCTGTCTTGGAAGGGAAGTAAGCATGGCGACACCGCAAAGCGCAGCAGAGATCAAGGGGTTTATCGCTCGAAATCTTGGTGCGCCCACGGTGGCAGTTGAGTTGACTGACGATCAGTATAATGATGCCATTTCGGAAGCAAACTTGTGGTTCATGGGCCTTATCGGTCAGATGAAGAACAAGGTGCTAACGATTCAGCCGGACGGCGGAGCGTTTGATGTTGCCGAGGACTGCCTTTCGGTGGTCGAATGCCATTTTGACATTCATCGTGCGGGCCTGTTCGATCAGTTTAGTTGGGCGGGCGTGGAGTTGAGCCCATACAGTTTCAGCGGAGGCGGTGGCTACGGCGGAGGCGGTTACAGTGGTGGTGGTTACTCCGCTATTGTTCAGTCAATGCAGTACCTTGAGCAAGCCCGGCGCATTCTGTCTGCCGACCGAGATTGGGAATGGGATTGGCAGGCAAAGAAGTTGCGAATCTACCCGACGAGCGGCGACATTGGCACGAATGTCTTTGTTGTCTACATGGTGGACGAGATGGATTTGGGGAAGGTTCGGCCATACGAGTATCGGTTGATTCGCAAGTATGCGTTGGCCGAAGCAATGACGATCTTGGGCAATGTTCGGAGCAAGTATGCAGACGGGCCGAGCGCAACAGGATCGATCACGCTCAATGGTGCAGATCTTCTTGCCAATGCAGACATGATTCGTGATACTGTTAGGGATCAGATTTTGTCCTTGCGCCCACCTGCTAATTTCTTTACGGGATAGCGTTGGCTGAACAGGAGTTGAAGATGGCGCGATCAATGTTTGACTTTATCTCAAGCACCAATGTCCTTCTTGAAGGCATTGACGCGCATGAGGATTGGATGCAGCACTTGGACGGAGTGCGTGATGCCCGTGCGAAGGCAATGGCCGACTACACGACGCAGATTTCGACCGAGTTTGACGACCGGGCGAAGGATGTTGCGGCTCACCACCACCACACAATCCAAGAGAACTACAACGCCGCAGGGATGTATGTGGTGCCGATTGATAAGGTGAACCACCCGCGCAAGACGGGTTTGAGCGGCCCTTATCGTTACCACACGGGTAATGTTCTTTACTATGACTACACCAACCGGGCCTACTTTGACCCGGCTGAAAAGCGTAACTTGTCTATGCAGGAGGCTAGAGAAATCATGGGTATCCGTAATCGTTTGGCAGAAGATCAGAACCGCTCGGACTCCGAAATTTCGGTGTTCTTTGATGATCGAAGCACCGCTCTCGCCGCCTACCGGGTTGCGCAGGAGTTGGGCTTGAAGCGTGGCGAGGTCACTTACGACTCGACCGTGGATCGCCGCTATGGTGTTGGTCAGTATGCTGTCCGTCTTGCGCCTCACGTGCGCGAGACGAAGCCTGAGATCTTCTACGAGTTCTTGGAGAGCATCTACGATCACATTGTCGAAGAAGATGTTGATCAGTTTGAGTGGCTTATGGCCGAGGCAAAGGGTGAGAAGGCTCGCTACGGCGGTGTTTCCAACAAGGAGTTGGTCAACAAGGGCAATGTCCTGCACCTTCCCGATGATGGCAAGTTTGCGGGCGACAAGCAGTTGCCTTCGGGTTCGCTTTCGCTTGGCAGCAACTACAACGCGGTTCGCTTGAAGGCGCGTGACAAGCGTACCAAGGACGGTCGTTTGCAGTTTGCCGCTACCAAGTTGCCGTGTGGCCGGGCTTCGCGCACGGCAGGGTCGGGTGCCAACTTCGGTCGCCGTTGTTGGGATGGTCAGATTCCGGCTTGGGCTGCTCGCAAGGGTGCCGCAACTCGCGCCAAGTAAACAATGCACCTAGCAGGTTGATCCGTGGCACTTTACGGCGGAAACGCTAGTGAGTTGAACCTCTACCGTTTCTACGAAGAGGAACGGATCAACCTGTTTGGTCAGCAGATTGACTACTATGTGCTGTCTCGCGGAGCGAATGTAGATCCGCTTTACAGTGAGCCTGCACCTAGTTGGTCGTTCACGCAGTATTCGCTCGTAGGCGCAGTCACCTATCAGCAGATGGACAACCGGGATCCGTCTGTGCGTGATGAAGGTCTTGTTATCGAGTTCGATGCGGAAGCCTACTTTGCCTACAACGAATGGGAGAAGCGCATTGGTGCTAAAATCCCGAAGGAAGGCGACGTTCTGTTCTGCATGGGGCAGTATTTTGATGTGGTCAATGCGGCTTCCGGGGGCAACTTTGTAGACACCGTGAATGTGGTCGGATACAAGATGCTATTGAGGCGTCGTGAGAAGTTCGATCCGAACCGAAAGTTTGTTTCAGAAGGCGGATTGATTCCGTGAGTGGTGCTATGAGCCTATCTAAACTAGCGGAAGATCTTGTTGCGTTGGTCGAATACAAGGACACCGAGGTTGTTCGCCGTATTCGTGTCGGTCAGAACATGATTGGTCTGAACAAGAAGCAGCAGGCTGTGAGTGGAAATCCGCAAGCAACGCACCTTTGGAACATGAAGCGTGCGCAGCAAAACGCGGCGGCAGAGCATGAGCGCACGCCCGCAGCAAAGGCTGAAAAGGCGGCGGCGGAAGTGGAGAAGTCCAAGGTGGATTGGAAGGATAAGTTCCGTTCAATGGCCAAGAATGTAGGTCATCAGTTGGCGCACCCGTTCGTGGCTGCAAAGGACTTGATAACGAACCCGGCCGCACGGAAGAAGTTTGGAAAGTATCTCAAAGGTGCAGTTCGCAAGGAGGTCAAAGAGACGAAGCACCTCAAGGAGACGATTGGAAAGGCTTTGCGCGGAGAGAAGGTTTACAAGGCTGACCGTGACCGGGCGATCAACCAAGCAGTTGATCTTGTGAAGGTGGCATTGATTGGAGCAACGGTAGCGCATCTGTTTCAGGGTGGCGTTCTGAAGGCCATTGGTGCGTTGGCTTCGCCTGTGGACGAGGTAGTGGGCGTAGCGATTGATAAGCCGCTCCGAGACATAACCGAGAAGGTCTTTGGCACTTCTCACGGTCTGCTCCCTTCCTCGTTCTATGAGGAAGCGGAAGATGTGAACGATGTGCTTGACCGGATTATCGATCAGATCTTGGACGGGATTGCGCAGTCGGACTTTGACGAGAAGATCTAAAGGTACTTGACGGCGTGTGATAGTCTGCTAGAATGCTCGCATTGAAGGGCAGGAATAGGTCCTGTCCAAGCATAGGAAAACGGCAATGAACAAGGTTTACGGGAATGTGTTGGAGAGTGGTCGCGCTCGGTTGGAAGATGCGATGAACAAGGTTGACTGCTTCATGATCGACCGCAAGTTGATTGAAACGCTTGAGCGTGCGGTGGCCGACTACAAGCAGGCCGTGGCAATCCTCGAAGCGGCAGAGGCCGAGCGTGCTGCGCGGTGGCAGCGCAACGCCTAATGCGTAGGAACCCCGCTCTCGCTATGGCGAACGGCGTATCGTTCGTGTGTTCCACCTGCGAGAAGTTTTGGTGGGGGGCGGAGCGGGGCATGGACGGCTGCAAGGCAGTCTATGATAAGACCCCTTGTAGTGGGCCTCTAGGGGGCAGGGGCTTCCCGCAGTATGAGGGGCCGCTGAAGGGCAACCTACTAGCCTTCTGCTTCGCCACAGGGGAGCCTTCGACCGTGGCCGTGACTACCCCCGATAGCCTCATGGTCGGCGCATCGGAGAAGGGGCTAGAAGTGCTAATGCAATACTCCCCTGAAGGCGAGGCTCCGCGCTTTGTGACGGGCGAGAAGCCCGATCTAAAGCATGGGTAGTTTCAAGTATCGACAGCCCGTGGTGGGCGGCGGTATGCCTGCGATCTATCTGACCGAAGATGCGATAAAGACAGCGAACGAGATTGCTTCCGAAATGCCGGAGCGGATCAAGCGTGGCATGGAGTTGTTTCTGCTCGGAGCGGCCAAGATCTTGCAGGAAGGCGTGAAGGCACGTGCGCCTAGTCTGCCCGGAGTGGGCTACTACGCAGAGGACTTGGAAGTCGTGCTTGTGGAGGGCATGGGCGACGAGGTTGGGATTGCCTTGCTCTACAAGAACAAGCCCCGCAAGTTGAACATTGCAACGGAGGGCCGAAAGACAGCACTCCTATTCAAGCCGCATGAGAAGAGTCCAAAGTGGGTTCGTGCATTGGCGAAGTATCAGCCGTGGCCTCCATACATGGTGCCAACGATGCCAAGCAAAGCAGACGCGCAAGTGATTGCGCGAACGATCACGGAGAAGGAAGAACAGGACTTGCATGACCGGATTATGGTGAACCGACGAAGGATCGAGTTCGACTTGAAGGAAGCAGGTCTGAGGGAGAATGCGGTGAGGACCAACACCAAGCCGTCCGACAGCGTGAGCGTGATAGACGACATTGGGTATTCGGTGTTGCGTGCGGAGTTCGGCTACGGCGGGCCTGTGCTTCCGCATTGGCGACCCGCGCTTGCGGAGATGGCAACTGCCTACGACGATCTTCAGAAGGCCTTTATCGAGTATGTTCAGACCGGGAAGGAAATCGGGTTCGATCTTCCGCTCTACAAAAAGGTTGCATCAAACGAAACGAGCAGGTATGACGATAAGGTGCAGGATAAACTTGCGCCCTATGCAAAGGGCGGATAGGTCAGGCACATCTTCCTATGGAGAGGTTAGTCATGGACATTCAGAAGTTGAACCTTACCCTTGCCGACATTGAAGTTCAGTTGCTCCACAAACTTTCCGTCTTGGAGAGCGAGGAAGAGGAGATGGACGAGATGGACGGCGAAGAGGACTGCGGTTGCGGCGATGCCGAGTGCGAAGGCGACTGCGGTGAGATGGACGACGAGGAAGAGATGGATGACGAGGAAGAGGACGACTAACCTCGCTTCTTTGGTGCGGCTATGGGCGCGATTGGCACGGTCGGTCTAAAGGACTTTGACCGGGGTATGATACTCACGCTCGGCTCGCAGTTGATCGACATTCAGATCGATAGCGACACCCGGAAGGCGTATGCTCTCTCGGTTCCGTCATTGACGACCGATGTGCCGTACTACGCCCCGTATGTGCCTGTGTTCTTCACGATTCCCGAAGATGTGTTTCAGCAGTTTCGGTTGCCGTGCGTTGTGGTGCGCCGTAACGATCTGACACCTGCTTTCGAGCGGTCTCCCTACTACGGTTATCAGCGAACAGTCGCGCCTGATGCCAAGAAGGTGATGATCCAATCCGGGGGCAAGGTTCTTACAGGCTACAACAAGTATGTGTCTGCACCATTGCCGACCCCGTTCGACATTTCCTACGACATACAGGTCTATGCCCGGACGCAGAACACGGGCATCCCGTTGTTGATGAGCGTTCTGAAAGTTTGTAGGCCACCTTTTTTCTCTGTTGCAGTTTTTGATAGTTTAGGCGATAAGCGTCTTTACGATGCGGGCGAGGTGTCGGTATCGGACGGTTCAGAATTGGCAGACATAGCCGACCGGACGATCTCTTGGACGATCTCGTTTAGCATTCGCGGAGAGTTAGACTTGGAAGCGCAGACAACTGAAGATAAGATCGTGACAACCTTGCCCAACATTGGCATACAGGTTAGCACGATTGAGACGAATGTTCGGATCAACGCCGAGATCGCGGCAAGGCACAAGGATTGTTGATGGCTTGGTATTACTACACCGGAAGCACCATTCTCTCGATCCCGATTGGGAAGGGCGAGGTTGTCGCAGCCCGCCCATACTCCACGATCTTTGTTGATTCGAGCATCGAGAACAGCGCGTCTTTCAAGCGGCTTGGCAAGGTGCTGCGCCGCACGGGTGCGCCCAAGGATGGGGTTGACCTCGTTCCCGCGCAACCGATTGCGCAGGTCGCGGTTGAGAAGCCCCATTTGTTCTCTGATTCTTTCGTAGAGGGCAAGGCGGCATTGACGACGAAGGCGAAGGTGGTAGCAGATGCGCCGCTTCCCAAGTCTGCCGATGCTGTGCTTGACGAACCCGTAGCAGCCTCGGTTGTTGCGGAAGATGCTCCTAGTGAGCCTGTGGTTGATGCTCCTGCTGACGAACCTGTTGAAGTTGAAGCGGCTTCCGATGAATCTGTGGTTGCACCTCTGCGCAAGCGGCGTGGCTTTGCCAAGACTGAAACCGACTAAACTTTTGATAGGAGTTGACGATGCCGACCTACACTTATCCCGGCGTTTACATCGAGGAAGTGCCTAGCAATGCCGTTGGCATCAACGGCGTTTCTCCGTCTATTGGCTCTATGATTGGCGGCTCCTTGCAGGGGCCGACCAACACGCCTACGGCTGTGACCTCGTTCACGGACTATGTTGGCAGATTCGGTTCGTTCACTTCGCTTTCGCGCATGACGACCTCGGCCTACGCCTTCTTTCAGAACGGCGGGCAGAACCTTGTAGTGGTGCGCGTTACGCCTACCGATGCTACGGCTGCGGCAGGCTACATTGCGCTCCCCAAGACGGGCGAGGCTTTGACGGCTGATGCAGGCACGCTGACCGCGACCTTCGCCGCCTTCACGGGTGCGAACGGCACGGACAAGACCCCGGTTGCGCCTTCGACTGTCTCGATTGTGATTACGAGCGGTACCGCGGCCAACGGAACGCTGACCGACAACGGTTCGGGCGTTCTGACTAGCGCGGTTGTCGGCTTGAGCGGCACCATTGACTACGCTTCGGGCGAGATCACGATCAGCGGCCCTGCGGGTTCGACGCTATCTGCGGCAGTCTTTACCGCTGCCTATGACTACAAGACCTTCTCGTTCGACGTGAAGTGGGAGGGTGCGCGTGGCGACGACTATGTGGTGGCCATTTCGGGCGACACCAACTACTACACGGTGAACACCGCGACCTACACCCGCTATGTGGTGCAGATTGTGGACACGGCGAACTCCAACTCCGTGCTTGAAACCTTTGACGCTATCTCGTTCACGGATCCAAGCAGCACTTCGTTCATTGCGACTGTGTTGAACGACGAAGTTACCGGGTCGCAGTATGTGTCTGTGACCGCTGAGGGCAACAACGAGGGCGTATCGACCTTCAACGGCGTGCCTGTGACGGCTGCGGCTGTGACCTCGGCTCCTGCCTACAACGGCACGGTTCGTTCGTTCACCTACGCGCTTGCGAATGATGTGGCCCCGTTCTCGCTGACGGGTTCCTTCGCGTTGGAGAACACGATTGCCGCTACGCCTGTCGTCGGGCAGACCTTTGCGGTGAGCGGCGCAAACTTGGTGCTGACCTACACGCTCCCGGCTGCCTATCAGACGATTGCGCAGGACATTGCAGCGGGTCGCGGCACCGTTACGCTTACGACGGCACAAACCGACTTGAACGGAACGATCTTGGTTGCGAAAGCAAGCGGCAATGTTGCCGGTTCTGTCGCGTTTACCGATCAGACCTTCACCTATGTTTCGTCGTCCGACACTTTCACGGTTTCAGGAACGCTCGTTGCGGGTAACGTTGTGAGTGCTTCATCGGGCATTTCGATTGTGGGTGGAAACCTTGTGGCTACCATCACGCTTGTAGCAGGCGGCGGCAATCCCGATCCCGAGTTCGACCCTGCAACGGTTACGCTTCAGACGGCTTCTAACTTGGAGCCGATCAACTACGCTATCGGAACGGTTCTGATTGCCGACGATGGTGAAGGCAACATCACCGATCTTGGAACGGGAACGGCGGTTGACATTGTTCTCGACCCGTCTGCTTCTAACACCATTGACTACGGATCGCCCACTTCGGTTGGTTCGCTGTCGTTGACTTGGAAGTTCTTGGACAACCCTGCGCGTGGGCCTTCGGGCGCGGGCGTGCAGACTGTAACCTACTACAACCCTGCCGCTGCGACTTCGGCCTCTGTCACGCTTTCGGGTGGTTCGGACGGCTCTGCGTTGACGCGCTCGGTGGTGTCTGCCCCGGCTTTGGCGGCAAGCAACAGCGGCCTCTACTCGCTCAACACCGTTGAGAGCATCCTCAACATCTGTATCCCCGACTTCGAGACGGACTACTTGGTGTCGCAGGATCTTGTGGACTACTGCGAGACGCGCAAGGATCGCTTCTGTATCTTGTCGGTTCCGAGCGGTCTGACGAATGCACAGGCGGTCAACTACAAGCAACTGACGCTTGCCAAAAACTCGTCGCGTGCGGCCCTCTACTACCCGCACATTCGCATCATCGACCCCGTTTCGGAGACGGAGGTGTTGCAGCCTCCGGGCGGTCACATCTTGGGCGTGTATGCTCGGACGGACGCTACGGCGAATGTTTCGACGGCACCTGCGGGAACGACCCGTGGCACGCTCAACTTCTCGACGGGTTTGGAGTTCTACATGACTCCCGATCAGGCAGGCGTGACGAACCAAGTCGGCGTAAACAACTTGGTGCA